GTGGGCAACCCACATCAAAGCGGTTAAAGACGCTAACCCAAAACCTAGTTAATTATGTCAGAGATCAAGGTAAATTCGATAAAAGGGGTAGGAGCTAGTGCTGCTGCTATTACTGTCAACAATTCTGATGGAACGTGTACTGCCAATATTACTAATAGAACCAATAAAAATTTGATAATTAACGGAGCAATGACCATAGCCCAAAGGGGTGTGTCATCTACAACACAAAATGCTTACACAACTGTTGATAGATGGAAAATTATTAGTGGTAATGTAGATGAAGGTGTAACTACTGCTCAATCTGATATTACAAGTGGACTTGCTTATAATGATGGATTTAGAAAAGCATACAAAATTCAAAACGGTAATCAAACAAGTGGTGCAGGGGCTAGTGCTTATGTAGCAGCTATTTATAAATTTGAATCACAAGATTTAGCTAATAGTGGTTGGGATTATGTTTCATCATCTAGTTTCATAACAATTTCTTTTTATGTAAAATCTAGTGTTGCACAAACTTTTCAAGTACAGCTTTATAATGGAGAACCTTCTCAATCAAGACAATATGTTTTTGAATATTCAGCAACAACTTCATGGACAAGAATTACACATACTGTTTCTGGAGGATCTGGTGTAGAAATTGATAATGATAATACTTCTGGATTTGATCTTTATTTTAATTTATTTCATGGTACAGGAGCTACAAACAACAGTTATGTCAATAATCAATGGAATAATTATGGAGGTGGAAATCCACAGTATAAAGACAATACCTCTACTTGGTACACAACAAATGATGCAACATTAGAAATTACAGGATTACAGGTTGAAGTAAACAGCGTGGCAACAGATTTTGAGCATAGGTCATTCGGTCAGGAGCTTGCTTTATGTCAGAGATATTATCAAGTAATTGCTGAAGGACAAGACGCAATTATTGGACAAGCTTGGACAACAAATGCAAATTTTTATTCAGTAATTGACTTGCCGGTTATTATGCGAGCCACACCTACTATGGAGGTAAGTAATTGGACTGATGCTTTTAGAGCCTATGGACCAAGTGGGGGTGTTAACGTATCAACTTTGGCTTTAAATGGGGAAACAAGGAATAATCGTATTCTTATTAATCAGACAGGACAACCCGGAACAGGTGCAGTTTTAAGAGTTTATGGTGCAAATAGTGGAGAATATGGCAAACTAGCGTTTACATCGGAGCTTTAAATTATGGCATTTCCAACAAACCCAATTTATAAATTATATAATTCTACTTTTGATGGGGTAGTGACAGAACTGATTTTAAAAGAATCAAATAACATTAGGATTAATATACCAAAAGATGAAGCAAACACCGACTATCAAGAATACCTTGAGTGGGTGGCAGAGGGAAACACAGCCGAAGCTGCTGATTAATTAACCTTATCTTGCATCTGCCTTGTCATAACCCCAAGGGTCAGATATAACGGTGCTAATGCACAGATTCCACAAAAAGTTATAATGGTGACAGGCATTAGTGCTTTTAAAAATGCTTCTTTTATCATGTTTCAAAAAATAGCTAACGTTTTAAGTGTTGTTTCTTTCCTGATGGTAGCATCAATGAGTGGAGGGGCATACTTCGGATATAAATATTTAACGTCAGAACAATTCAAAACTAAGGTTATGAATGAGGTGCTTGGTAATGTACAAGGACTCATGCCAAAAGTGCTTGAAAATTCAATACCAAAAATGTCTGGACCTCAGTTGCCTTTGAAATAATTTATGGAAGTTCCTGAGATTGTCATACCAGAAATAAAAACAATCCAACTACCAGTAATACCAACACTACAAAGTAATCCATACCAAGTACTTAATGTACCTTTGCCAAATATAAATTTACCCGGTTGTGTAAAAACACACAGAGATAGTTCAGTAAAAAATACAGCGATTATAGAAGATGACCCCGGAGGCGCATATTTTAGCTGCCCTACCGGGGAGTTGCCGTCATATACGCCGATTGATTACAACCCTCGTCAACTGACTATTGTAGAAGAAAAAAAAGAAGAAAAAATAAATACAGATATGCCAAAACCTCCAGAGCAAGAACAACCAGACTTACCAAAAAAAGAGAAAGAAAAAATTGTCATACCAGATTGTCCCGGCCCCAAAGATCAAAGAATTAAAGATTTTCGCAACGAATCTAGATTAGAAAGGGTTATTGGTCATGAAAGGGGCGATGATGGAATCGAATGCGTAACTTTGTATGAAAACGTCCCTTTCAAAGATCAATTCATTCCAGAAATTTCTGTTATTGTATCTACTGCTGTTATTGGCTTGGTTGCTGCCAGTAGTCCACTATTACTTAATCTAGTGAAACCAATTATCAAAAATTTGGTAAAAAAATTGACAAAAAAGAAAAAAGAATTAAAATAAATTTGTTAGGATAAGGCCCGCTTCGGCGGGTTTTTTCATTTTATTTTTATTTCGTGGGTGTGTGGTAATACCTGATTTGCTTTTGGGACTAAATAAATATCTTTGCAAATATTAAAAAATGGGCTGTCTGTAGCAATTAAAATACCCTCTTGTTTTAATTTGCCGCATTCTTTAATTCTTGCGATATTCCAATCTAGCTGCTTGTTTTTTAGTACTTGATCTTGTATTGCAATTTGGGTTTGAGCGGCATTTTTACATTCTTTTTGTAACTGCCTGTCTAATGGAATCGTGAAGGTAAGGCTAATTCCAGTATTAAGCGCATAACTATCTTTGTTTGTACCAGAATAATTTTGTTGATAATATAATATTTTACCGGGATTATCTGGTGTACCGTCCCCAATAGCATTGCCGTTGTCGTCAAAGTCTCCCACTAAGTCAGTTGGGTCATATACTGGGGTTTCGTATGTGTGGTCAAAAGGTTTTCTATAATTAACCCCAAAAGTACTGAAAGGAGAAATTGTAAGTTGTGGACCTTGGCAAATAATCCCACCACCATAATGATTTGTAATTACATTACCTTGGTTCATTTGTATAGCCTGATTTGTGACCGAGCCATTATTGCTTTGACTTACAGCGTTTGCTAGAACAGAACTAGGGTTTAAACTTATTGCGAGAATACAGAAGTACTTGTAACAACGCTTTCTGATTCTATCTGTCTGGTAATTGTTGTCACATTTTGTAGCCCCGGGCCATGATAGCTTTCTGAAAATTGAAAGGCCGCTCCAGAAGTTACGTTGTTGAGATTCCAGTTTGGTTTCGTTGTTAAGTCTGCACCTGTCCATGTATAAGTTACCCCGCCCGAAGAGCCATTAACAGTTGTTGCGTTAGGCGACATATTACCACCAGAATTTGTAACACCAGTTCCCGAAACGGTATATTCGTAACCAGTTTTATAATCTTTTGATGTAATCGTTTCTGAAATACTTGTAGTGGTATTCGTGGTGCTTGACATTGTCCCGGTAACGAAATTAGGGACCACCGGCTGACTATGAGCGGGTAAAACATAAAAAAATATGAGCAACCAAAGTTTTTTCATTGGTCATTAATCAACACTCAAATTACTTACATATTGTCCAGTTATGGTAGAACCGGGGTCGCCACCACTTACGGTTATAACGTGGTTGTCTATTGTTGCACCCCCTGAGCCTATTGCCCCGGCTGCTGTAGATGTAAGGTCAGAAAAATTAGCAACGGCCCCTGTGGCTGGCGCTGAGGTCGGAACCGCGTCCCCCTCTAAATATGAAACCGTGTATTGAAAACTTTCTCCTCCAGTTAGTTGGCTTGCCGTGATAGTCGTGTACGCATTAACGCCGTTAGTGGCATTCCCAAGACCGCCAAGAGTTCCCGCGGTAGTTCCGTCAGTAGTATTAACACCAGTACCAGAAACGGAGTAACTATTTCCGACTCGGTCTGCTGCTGTTGCTGCACTCATAACTTCTACTTTTACCGAACTGGTAATGGTTGAGGTCATATCAGCAAAAACTGCTGAAGGAAATAAAAAAATAAATGGTAGTAATTTTTTCATTTTTTCTCCTGTTTGGGGTCTACGATTAATCTTATAGGTGTATCTATTCTAACTAGCTGTGTGCTACCTAACATTTCTTGCAATTCGGCTTTTACGCTCTTACCATTTTTGCTGCCATTTTCTTTACCTTTTTGAGTAATTGAGGCTCCAAAACTACTGGCGAGTCCTACAAAGACCGAAGCTATGAATGTCGGGTCAATTTTTTGTTGTGGTATGCCTAGTTTTGACAAATCTAAATATGAAAGGCTTAACATCGCTGTAGCCCAAACCAACAAAATCAACCTGACCGCCAAAGATACAAATTCAAATTGCTCTTCTCTGTCTGGTACGGCCTCTTGTAATTTAAACCATACGCCTTTTTTGGTTTCATTTTGCTGTTCTTGTTCTTTCATTGTTAACGAGGTTTAAGCCAAATCTAGCAAAAAGCGATATGTTTGGGAAGTACTGCCCTTATTACTATGATTCGTATTTTAAAACCTATCCTATTAACTTTCTGCAAAACTAATGCAGTAAAAAAGTTAATTCTTGACCTTTTGAAAGCATTGGTAAAATCTACAGACAATACAGTAGATGATCAAATTGTTGATTATATCGAAGCTAATTTATGGCCAAATACCAAATGAAAAGTATATTAAACGCTTTGAGATCTAAACCTAGCTTCGAACATGAATTTGAAATAGAAAAATCTATTGCGGAAATAAAAAAAATGAAAGATGTCTCAGAACTACAAGAATTAGCACAGGCATTAACCCGAGCAAACGCAAAACAATCTCATTTTATTGCGCAAGCGTTAGAGATAATGTGCGAACAGCAAGAAAGATTATATATAAAAAGAAAAAAAGCCAATAAAAAAGCGCCTCTAATGAAGCGCCTAAAGTATATTTTTTTTGGGAAAGATTGAGGACTTACATGAAATAATTATTTGATTCCTAGCCGTCTTTCAATTCACAAACTAGGGGCGGATAAAAATTTATTGCCTCAAATCAGTTCTTCGGTAATGTCTTTCCATTCACAATAATCGCTTTGACAATTTATCATCATTGCTAAACGTTCTTTTTCTACATATTCAAAAGTTCGTTCCAAATCAGGGTCATAAAAAATTTGCCCAATGTACGGATTTTTTGGAAAGATCACACCAAACATAATCAGAAAGGTAATTCAGATTTATCCCCAACGTATTGGGATTGCTTTCTTGGGACCCTGTTTCCGTCTAGAGGTTGAATCCTACCAGAGTTGCCCCACATACCGCCCCAGAGGGAAAAACCGGGAACCTCATCATAACTATTTTTATCCGAGTAAACTCGAATTGTAGAATTATTTTCATCAACTTTATCTACTTCTTGCATTAGCCACATTGCACATTTTTTTGCCTCTTCTTTTGAAAAATCAATAATAAGATTTCTTTCTGGTGCATTTTGGTTGTTGCTGTTGTTGTCTACTACTCTAAAACGAGCGTTGAAAGCGGAGTTAGCCATAATTTTTAAAATGATTTGATTGGGGTAATGTTATTAGTTTCCTCCCATGCAAGGAGTTTGTGTAAGTCATAGCGGACCCGGGGCGAACCCCATTTAACCGCCATTCTGTCGAGCGTGTAATATGGTGGGCCATATTTTTTAGCCCTCCAATCTTTGATTGTCATAGGGCTTAGCCCATATCTTTCTGCAACTTGCTCGGTGGTCAAAAATTGAGTCTCGATTGTGTTCATGCTGATAATGCTTTGCTCCTAGCTTTGATGAGGTCTATGAGTTTATTATATTGTTCTTGTGTTATTTTCCCCTCTGAAAACCTTTCTCGCAAAGTTTCGCTGTGTGACGCTAATTCTTCATCAGTTGTTGACTTGACGATAGCATCACGAGCCAATACAGCAATGTTTTGTCTTGGTTCTGCACCGCCACGTTTTGCGGGTTCAGTTTCTTTTGATTTTACAATTTCATTACCGGTCCAAAGTTCCGAGCCTAAGTTGAACTCTTTAGCAGCGCAAAAACAAAAACCACGCCTATGAGAATCTGTAATATCTCTGGCTGAAATTTTTTCTAGTTTCATCGGATTGTTTCGCATATCCATAATTGAATATGGATATACCGCGCCTTTTTTACCGTCTGGGTCTGTAAAATATCCCATTAAGTAACCTGTACTGTCTGGCGCTACCCAAACCACCCCTGTTTGTTCAAAGGTTGGGGGTGTTTCTAAGTGAAAATCCCAACCGGGCGCTAGTTCATTAAGATATTCAGAAGTTCTAGCCCATGAGACATAACTATACTTACCTTTTTTGTAAACGTCTTGAGGCTGTATTACACCTTTTAGGTTTGGTTTTTTCATTAGAAAGTTCCCTCCATTTGTTCTAGTGTTGGGTCTTGGATTACCAAAACGTCCCTTAAGTCAGTTGGTGGAGCCATAAACCTAGTTTTTTTGGTATCGTTAATCCAAAAATTAAATAATCTAATGAAAGCATTCAACTGGTATCTTTGATAATAAGACCCTCTATGTCTAAAACCTTTTTGCATCATTTGATTTCTGAATGACAATATCGGATTGTCTATTTCTAAATTTGTACCCTCCGAAAATTGTGTCCAAAATTCAGACAAAATTTCTTGGGAATAATTTTTTTCAAGAATTAATTTGTACATCGGTATGCCAACACTTAAATTAAAAAAGTGGAATTTGCCATGGTAGCTATTCATTAATTTTGTTATGTCGTCCCAAACTTCCATGTTAGCTTTGTATTCGTCTAAAATTTCTGTATGGGTTGGAATGGTCGCATACGTCCAACTTCCAGAAGGGTATCTTTGATATAAAAAATATACTTTTATACCGGCTGCTAAATGTTTCGATGATGCACAACCTTTTATAAATAAACCGTCTGCGGCGGTTCTTGCCGTACCTGTATCGACACAATTAAATATTTTAGGGTCCATATTTCTAGCAACCATAATTGGCAATGTTTTACCAGTTTTTACAATCGCTTTGAGTCGGTGTTGACCGTCTAATAAATTACCGTCTTTATCAAACGCTAGACCTTGGTTTGTGATTGTCCACTCTCCGTTGTCGATAGCAGTAATTAATCTTTTTAGGTTAGCCGGTTTCATTCCCCTGTTATTCGTATTTTTTGTTTCCAGTATTCGTTCAGCAAAATCAGGGGTAATTTGCTCTACTTGGAAAGTAGGATTAAGTGTTCTATTCATTGTTAGTTGCCCAATGTGGTGGTTCAAGGGTTTGGATTCCGTCACTACACTTGTCTGTGTAGCCTGACCAGATTCCGGTGGTAGTTGCTTCAGAAATTTCAAGAAGCGCCTTTTCTTGGAGTTCATAACCTAAGTCGATAAAGTCGTTTTCTAATTCGTATATTCCAATGTTGTATGGAAATACTTTTTCTACTGCTACAAAAATGAAGCGCTCGGCTCCAGTTCCTTGTAGATAATGCGCGGCTTGGACATGATACATAAACTTCAAAATTGAAGAAGTAAAAGCCTTTGGCGATGCACCGCCCTCGCCACAAGTTTTGAGGTCAATTACGGTATCGTTGTGAATTTTGTCGCAACGACATTTACAATCAAGACCAGTAGCGCTGTGTGTCCACCAGAAAGATTGCTCAGATTGACCTTTATTTAAAAGTGCGTGGGCTTGTGGGTGTTGGCAGATTGCTAAAGTCATATTGTCTATAACTTTCGCATCTGACCGGGTGTAAGTCGTTAAGCCTTTTTGTTCATACTCAAGAGCAAGTTTTTTACCCTCTTTTGTACGTTTTTCTTCGAGTACAACGTACTCTTTATGAAAATCATCAGGTTCAAGTACCATTTTGTGAATCATGCTGCCCAATTTCATGGCTGATGTTGGTAGCTTTGGCGGTGCAAGTTCATTGTGTTTGCCATGCCATAAAGCCTTTGGGCATTGTGATAACAGTATTTTCAAGTCAGAGGCGCTGTACGCCGGGTCTGACCGATAACTAGCAAAATCAACTGAAACTGGTTTAACTTCGTGGATAATCATTTAATTAACCTCAACTCTGGTGTACTACGATGAAATGGACCGAGAGGGCCAAACATTGTTTCTAGTCGAGGCCAAGTCTTAAAGATCAAAGCGCGATTATCTGGGTCCGCTGAAAGTGCAGCATGAGCAAGTTTGCTGTAGAAACCACCGCCATGTAATATGGCCGTTTCTAATGTTTTTAACTGATCGTTTGTATTCATAGTTAGAATAGGAGTGCCGTTGTGGTGCGGCGTGAAAGTGGGACTCGCAAAGGTCAGGGGTGGCCCTTGCGGGTTTTTTTTATGGTCAAGTACAAATTTAAATAAGCTGCAATGACCAATAGCGAAAGACAAAATGAGTTATACATTTTTCTTTGCTGTTTTGTAGGCAACTTTTACCTTTGGTATATCAGTCGAAATAAAGTAATTTTCTCCGAAGCTATCCCAATCAACAAAAATTGCCGGAGATACTTTACCCGGAAGTTTTCTCATAAGAATAATCCGAGGTATTTTTTCCCCTTTTAACGGCATCATTCCGCAAAATAAAAATTGTTCATCGTCGCATTCTCTTATACAAGTTCTGCCGATTAAATCGCCAACTTTCATTTCCATTGTTTTATCTGTCATACATTTTCTCCAGTTGAATTGTTTTAATGGCTCTATCACAAGCCGCTTGCGCTATGTCTTGTGTTATGTCTGGGTCCATTAGCATTAGGGTCATCATTTGAATTATTTCGTCAGTATGTTTTGTTACCTCTTTTTGATTTGTTAATTTTGTTTGGAAAAGCAATACAAAACCTTGAAATAATAATTCAGTCTTGGAGTCTGATTTTGTAAATCTCATCATTTTGCTAATACCTCAGTTCTAAATTCACAAGTCATTGCAACATCAATTAAATATTTTTCTATTTTTTCTGTTGCTGTTTTGTTAGCTTTTGCATCTTTCCATTGTCCCTTAGTCAGAGAAAGATAAACTTCTCTAAGTTCAGCGTGAGTTAAATTTAACAAAGTTCCCATTACTTATTAATCTCCCTACACGCAGCAGCGACACCAGCATTACAATCTGCAACGGTCATGTCGTATAAAGTTCCAGAAAGGGTTGTATAAAACAACCCTGATACAGCGATCATCATTAAAAAATTTCTCATTAGTTTTGCTCCTTTTTGTGATTTTGGTTTGACTCTTTTAGTGCTAAATCGAAAGATTCAAGTAGGCGTTTTCTTAAATCGTCTTTGTACTGAACAGCTATACTTAAATCTGCTTCGTACTTTCTAATTTTTTTGAACATTTCTGCCGGGACTTGTGAATATTCAAGCGCCTGTTCAAAAGCAAAATCAGAAGCGCTGCTGAACTCGTAAAACCAGCACTCATTACAATTTAATGTCAAATCTTCTAAATTTTCATTGGCGTCGCCGCTAACATCTTCCAATTTGTAAGATTGCTTTGTAGCTAATTCTTCTAACAAAAGAAATCTTTTTATGTTCTGCAAAGCGCCGCGGCCAGCAGTTTTTGTCTCTTCTATATTTTTGTGAATTGAAGTGACTTTGTCGCAAAGTAATTTGTACTCGCGATCAGCATTAATAAATGCCTCTTTCTTTTCCCAAAGTGTTTGTGCTTCAGTTTTTGTCATTGTTGTATGCCTCAATAAATTTACCCATGTCATCTAACAAAGATTGTGAAACCTTTGCAGCTTGGTTTGTATATTCTTTGCCGCCTAAAAATTCATTAATTTGACGGCTAGTAGTTCTGCTATGCCACTTTGAAGTGACCATATCGGAATCCCTGTCTTTGCCTTTCAAAGCAACAAATGTAGCGTAAGACTTTAAAAGTGTGCCTTGCTCACATTCGTAGGTGGTAACATTCTTAGACATCGTTAATCAACCCGAAAGGTGTTTTTTTAGCAGCGATCATATCAAGCAAGACGCGAACAGTACCAACAGGGCTGTCTGCATCAGCTTCTAAAAACTCTTCTTCATTATCTGGGAAGTTTTCTTTTGCCTCAAGTAGTGTGTCCTCAAGGTTTTCTAGCTGTTCTTCGTTAATATCAAATGTGATTTTCATGTTAGGAAATCGGGCGAGTGAAATAGGGGCCTCCCCCACAACTCTATTATGTCTCATTCTTCTACATTTGTAAACATCTTCAACTTTAATATTACAATCTTCTAATAAAACTCAATCTTATAGATGGTCACAGTTGCGCTTTTTCTCATAATGGTTCATAATTAATGTATGGCCGGAAGCGGCCCCATTTTACAAATTCTCGCGAATGACTTTCACAACACCAGACCACCTAAAGCAGCACTTGGTAAACACAATTACTACTGCTTTCATTGCTGAAGTTCAAGCTGATTGCAAGCACAAAAATGAACAGGTCGATAACCACAAAGCAAACGACATCAGATACCCACACACTTGCACAGGTCGTTACATTGTATGTGCTGAAAAAAGACTAGAAGAAAAGTCTCCTGTGTTTGGTTGGGACGAGCCTCGTTTCTATCCACATTACGCAAACATTGTTAAAGATGCTCAGGCTCAAGCTGATTCTGCTTGTGCATTACTTGAGCAAAGAGTTGCACAACATCACACAGACCAAGAATATATTTACAAAACTGACTTAGAAGTTAATCACGGCAATGAGCTAATTGAAGGCCGTGTTTATGGTCACGTTTATGACTACATCGCAGACGAAAGAACTATTGAAGAGCGCAGAGAGGCTACCAAGTTTGAAATCCAAGTTCGTATGATTTGGAATTATCGTTACGGTTCAAATTCTGCTAATGGTCATTTAACTCAGTACACACAGTTTAGAAGTGAGCGCCACGGTACTGAAATGATTGGCAAGAGCAAAGTTCAAAAAGCTACTGAGGAAGAGAAAGCAGCAAAGGCAGCAGAAAAAAAAGCAGCCGCAGATGCTAAAGCAACAGCCAAGTGGGAAAGATTCGCTAAGTTACCAGTTCAGTTAGAGAAGTGGCTAGACAAAGAGATTAAAGAAGATGCCTTCCAGATGTCTGAGCAAGGTTTGGCAGTTGCAAAAAAACAATGCGATTTAATGAGTGCAAATTTTGATTCTGATTGGTACGTCAAAGTCCGTGTTCAAAGAACTGAGAAAAACAACGCATTAAGAAATGATTGCAGAGAGTGGCAAAACAATGACACATACCTTAAGCAGTTATTCAAAGAAGGTGTTGACACTAGGCAAAAGCTAAAGGATATGTACGGGGTCTGGTAAAGACTCCTCTCTTTCTATAAATTTATTTTTAATCCAATGTACAAACTTCAAACAAAATTTATCTCAAAAGAAAAAGATTTTACAGCAGCACAACTTTTTGCGTTGATGCTCAAGCAAGCAGATTGGTTAACAGATGACTATTTGCCAGTTTACTTAGAGCCATTCTTCACTTCCGAGTCAGTACGTTTCGGTATTAACGATCACGGTATGGTACACGCCATTTTTGAAAACGAGAAAACTTATTCCAAAGGAGAAATTTAAATGTCAAAAGATCAAATTGTCAATCCAGAAAAGGCCGACAGATTTAAAAGAATGTTCCCGCCTAGAATGAAAACCCTTGATAATCAAATACGATTGATTAAAAATTGTTCTAATCGTGACGGTTACGAATGGGGTTTCACAGATACAGTTCCAAACTTTTTTATAGTCATTTTCAAAAATCTTACATTATGCGCTGAAAAGTTCGGTTTAAAGGTTGATGTTAAGATCAATGGACGCGATATTGAAGATGTCTTTGAAGAGGCAGAAGCTAAATTCAATGAGCATTGAACAATCACTAGCATTTGAGGTAAAACAAAGATTTTGCTACATCGAGCTTGAAAAGTGGAAACATTATCTTTGTAACAAAAGAACCATTGAGGAAGTAGAAGCGGCAATAGCTGCAACTACTTCTATCATCGTTGAAATACAAAATTTAGAGAACAAAATTTATAATGAAAATATTCCGGAATACGATGACCCCTTGATTTAGGGTTATTATCGGGTTGTAAGAAGTTACTTTCGGCTCGCTATTCAAACACCTACATGAATATTTTTATGTACCTCAGAGCCGAGGACGGCGTAGCTTTGAGAGAATTTCTCAGAAGGAACCCAAAGATTAACACTCACGGTCAAAATCCAGAGAGTTTAGATGCTGGTTTGATCTCTCGGGTTTGTTACTCTTTGGAAGATGCACTAAATAAAATTTAGCCGGGGAGCCTGACGACCTTTGCAAAGCGGGTCTGAAAGTCAAAGAAAAATTGTAGGGAACAACTACAAAAGGCAGGGAGGTCTACGCGAGGTGGCTTACTTATCCCCCGGCATTTCTTTAATTGTTTGAATCGTTATCATTGTTTGTGCTTTAGTGGTATATTTTTTATCACAGTAATATTTTCGGGCTTGCAAACTTACCACTTGCGAATCGTCAGCAATCGCAGATAATGTTAAAGCATCTAAAGTGCTGCGACATAATTTGTCAATATCTCCTATATTCATTTTCGTTGGATATTTAGGTTCCGATGGTAATACTTT